AACGGTAGTTGAGGATGATCGTAGTAACTTCCAGAAGGCGGAAGAGTGTCTCAGTAAGCTGGACGAGGCCGGTCTACCGGAACGGCAGCTAGCTAACCTCAGAACGGCAGCTATCACGTTTGCTGTGCTCTCTGTCGTAGAACAGTTGCAGGACTTGCGGGGCTGGCCGGTACCACGGACATGAGTTTCGTTCTCGCACTTTCCTTCGTTGGTATCGCAGTAATGGTGGCAGGCTTCTTGTGGAGGATAACCCGTTGAAGAAGATGGACGAGGTAGAGAAGCGTAAAGCACGTAGGATGCACGGCGCTAGCCAGCAGGCTAAGACGATTAAGGCGCATCTAGATCGTGGACACGTTTGCTGCCTTGACAAGTACAAGGATGACCTGCCGCTTAACTTCGTTAGGTGCGTAGACTGTATAACTCCACTTGACAAGGATGAGGAAATCTGCTAAGGTGCAACCTCTTCCCCCTCCCCGCACTTCCCCAAGTGTACAGGGATAAGACGCACAGGCGGGCCAAGCGTCATCAGCGGCCCGAACTACATAAACCGCACTAGACCGCTAAGTCGGTCAGCCAAGGTCAGGAGCAGAACCATTGGCTAGCACGGAAACCGCACAAGTAACCGCACCGCCCGAAGTCCCTAGTAAGTGGGATATCATCCCTATTCACACTTCGGATCGTGGTGCCTTTAAGGACTGTCGCCGCCGGTGGGCTTGGTCTTCACCGAGCAGGCGCAACCTTACCCCTCGTATCGCTGCTATGGGTGTCTACATGCCGTTTTGGTTCGGTACGGGCATCCACAAGGGTATCCAGTATTACTACGGTAAGCTGGCTGAAGACCCGGTAGCGGTGTTTGAGGCTTGGTTCGACTTGGAGTGGAACGGTGGACTAGTCCACGAAAGCGAGCTAGAGGGTTACGCTGATCGTGACCCCGTTCCCGCCAAGCAAGAGGGTTACTACTTCGTCCAGGGCATTAAAGACCTTATGATTAATGCCGACGAAAGGTACGACGAGTTCATGGAACACCTCGACTTGGGCCGAGGCATGCTTAAGTTCTTCAAGGAGTACTCGGACGCTAACGACGATTTCCGCATTGTTAGCAACGAGCATCTGTTTAGCGTTCCGATCCTCGACGAAGACGGTAAGGCAATGTACGCTGAAGACAGGCGTGTTATGCCTGAAGGTTGGGAACCCGACTTCGATGCCGAGAACATGTACGGGCCACTGTTTAAGGAGCCTAAGAGAGCGATCAGTGGTATGGAGCTGGTTCCGTTGCTTAAGCAGGTTCACGCTCGCGGTCGCATGGATCAGATCGTGCAGTTGAACGATAGCGGTGCTTATGTCATTCGTGACTACAAGACCGCTGCTAAGCTGGACGATGACTACTTCGCGCATCTAGAACTGGACGAGCAGTGTACGACTTATCTGTGGGCAGCGCCTCTTGAAGCGGAAATGTACGGTTTGGAGTACACCGAGATTAACCGCATTCATTACGTCGCGCTCCGTAAGGCGTACCCTAAGCCGCCGACCATGACTAACAAGGGTCTGCCAAGTATCGACCGTCAGAAGGAAAGCACCACAGCAGAGATGTTCGCTGAGTGTATCAAGAAGAACAACCTGAAGGTGGTCTACGACGGTAGCGTCAAGATGCAGGAGTATTACGCTTACTTGCTAGAGCGTGGCGAGAAGCAGTTTCTCTGGACTGAGTACACTACGCGCAATAAGTCTCAGATTCTCAACGCTGGTTTGCGCCTGTTCTACGAAGCTAGGGACATGCTCGATCCAGACCTCGTTCTGTATCCTAACCCCTCTAAGAACTATAGCTGTACTCGCTGTCGTTTCCGCGCACCTTGCATTGCAGCCGAAGACGGTAGCGATTGGGAAGCAATGCTCAAGGGCAACTACATTCCTAACTATGATCGTTAGACGAACAACACCTATTAGCTGGTACGTGCCCAAGTTGATGGTTAACAGGCTTGGCGTGTCGTTCCAGATTCATTGGTGTTGGAAGAACGAAGACGGCGAGAAGCAGCGTTGGCCTATTAAGTGGTGGACTGTGTTCTTCAAGCCTCTTAGGTTTAGGTCACACAATGCCTGAATACGATAACCCCACCGTTACTATCGTTACTGACGCTTCGCAGCTTCCTGGGCCTCTGCTGGAACTGTTTGAGGATATGTTCCACCACGCTATGAAGGCTGCTAAGAGCGAGGACGATCTTAACTACGAAGGCTGGTACTGTGTACAGATGAAGCCTGTTAGGTGCCCTGGTTGTGGTGAGCGTATGTGTTACGTCGAGCCACCGCACTTGCACCTTATCATCGTTTGGGAAGACAAGGACGATGAGCATATGCTTCAGGTGTGTAAGGAACTTAAGGAAGGCGACCGCGATCCCATCATCATCCCGTATCATCCTATGTACGGTCATTGCATTTCATGGGAAGACACTGTGGACATGATGGACGCAATGGAAGACGACGATGATGAATAGGATTAAAGGGTGGTTCTTCCTCGGTAAGCCTCCGAAGGACTTTGCGCCGGGTAACGTTGGTATTAACTACAAGTCTCCTGGGTATGTCGAGATGAAGAACATTACTATCCTCGTTACTGAGGACAGTAGGATTCGTGCCATAGGTAATGCTAAGGTTGACATGGAAAACGTCGTAATCATAGCCGAGAACGATGACGAGTCTTGACCCCGCTACCATTGCTGCTCTGCTTAAGAAGGACAATGAGCGCAAAGCACCGGTCAACCAGGCTCCGTCGCGTGAAGGTCTTGTATGGTGTGAGTTCTGTAAGGGCTACTACAACGAACACCATTACGGACGGGAGGTAGACGAGTAATGCTAGGTAAACTCGTAGGCAAGGTTCTCGGAGAAGTTATCGCTGCTCCGCTTACTATACCTGCTGAAGCTATCAAGCAGGCTGAGAAGGCAATGGACGAAGCCTTCTCCGACGAAGACGATAAGAAGGAAAAGAAGTAATGGCTACGGTATATCGTTGTGACGGGTGCGATAAGGAGTCCAAGAACTACAACCCCTTTACTGGTGTTACTGTCAGTTACGACAGTAGGGTTCCTGACCATGAGGAACCTAAGACATACGACTTCTGCACTACTTGTCTCGGCAGCTTCAGAAGGAGCATTGAAGTGCTTACGACGGTTAGAGCAGACAAAGCAGCCTGAAAGGAGGTGAATCATAGCTACTGCCGTTAAGACCAAGCCGACTGTTAACTCGGCTTTGCGAGATACGCTTGGTGTGAAGCCTCCTGCTGAAAGCGTCGAGTTCCTTAATCTGCTCATCTACGGTGAGCCTGGTGTTGGGAAGACTCGTCTTGCTGGAAGTGCTGCTGACCACGAAGATACTTCTCCTGTGCTTATCCTCGATATTGAAGGTGGGGTTATCTCTTTGCGCGAAAGCCCTACCATCGACGTTATTCAGCTACGAGATATCGACAAGCTTGTTGACGTGTATAACAAGCTGGAAGAGCATAAGGGTGGAGGCTACAAGACCGTCGTTATCGACTCTCTTAGCGAGCTTCAGAAGCTAGACATGAAGACAGTGATGGAGCAAGAGTACAACGCTAATCCACAGAGAGTTGACAAGGACGTTCCCACACAGCGAGCATGGGGTAAGTCGCAGGAACGTCTACGCCGCATCATTCGCGGGTTCAAGGACTTGCCTGTGCATACCATTATGACCGCTAAGGTTACGTCCGTGACCGACGAGCAGACCAACGTTACGCACTACTACCCGGCATTTCCTGGTAAGATGCGTGGCGATGCTCCGGGGTTCTTCGACGTTGTGGGATACATGCGTATCAGGGAGGAACAGAATGGCAAAGTAAGGAACCGCGTGTTGCAGATCGCAGCTAGCAGTAAGGTAGTTGCGAAGGATCGTACGGATAGTCTCGGTATCGTGGACGGGGAACATACCGGCGTTGTTATCAATCCGACTATCCCCGACATGTGGCAAGTCATCAACAGTACCAACAAGTAAAAGGAGAGGAATAGTGGGTCTTAACCTGAATATGTCCGAGGCGGATCTTAAGGGCTTTGAGCCTCTTCCCGCTGGTACCTACGACGCTACGGTCTACGAGGTTACGATGCGTCAGACCAAGGGTGGCGAGGGTGCGAAGCTTCCCGCCGGTACGGACATGCTCAACGTGCAGTTCAAGATCGACGGTGGCGAGTACGATAACCGCCGTGTCTTCCGTAGCTTCATCATCGCCCCTGCTAAGGTCGATGGGAAGAAGTACGAGAAGAAGGCCATGTTCGACGGTATGCTCGCTAAGTTCTTCATGGCTATCGGCTATGAAGAGAGCGAGGTTATCTCGGACAGCTTCGAGCCAGAGTTCGATGAGCTGGCTGGTCGTGAGTGCCGCGTTACTCTCAGTGTCGTCCCTGGTGACGATGAGAAGGGTTACGAGCCTCGCAACGATGTTAAGGCAGTTCGTCCTCGGGCAGAGGCAACGGCTGGTTCGGCACTGATCTAAGGATCGGTAGATGCGCTAAAGGGGTTGTCTTACGGCAGCCCCTTTGGTGCGTCAATCGCTCATGCCGACCGCTAAGTCAGAAATCCGTAGCACGTTCTTTGACTACCTCTTTGGGGATAGTCCAGGCTACCTTTGTATCGGTCTGATCGACCCGAAGAAGGCTGAGCGGAAACTGAAGCAGCGATTCTTCTCATGGCCCACCGAAAAGGAATTCGTGCTGGACTATATCGAGAAGAACTATAGCGGTAATAACGTTTACTTCTGTACTTCGCTGTTGGACGGTAAGCAGCGTCGTAAAGAGAACTGTCTACCTGGCCGCTTGGTCTGGGCAGACTTGGATACTTGCAAGCCTGAAGAGGTTAGCCCGTATCCGTCCGTTGTTATCGAGTCTAGCCCTTCGCGGTACCAAGCACTGTGGAGGTTGGTAGAGTCAGTACCGCCCGACGTAGCTGAGGACTACAGTAAGCGCATTGCGTACGCTTACAACAGTAATGGGGCTGATCCGTCGGGTTGGGACTTGACACAGCTTCTCCGTGTTCCGCTCACGTACAACTACAACCACGGTGATCCTGCTGAAGTGTTGCTCGTATCGGCCAAGGAGGATATGGTCGATATCAACACGTTTGAGCAGATGGAGCTTGACGCGCTCAGAGAAGAGAGTGGTGATCCGGCTCTAGACGAACCACTGCCTACCGATCTACCCGACGTTTCGCAGGTTATCTACAAGTATTCGCAGGAACTCGGTAAGACAGCTTTTCAGGGTTTGTACACTAGACCGCCTGATCCTGACGAGAACTGGTCAGGGTTGCTATGGCGGCTTATCTCAATTTGCGTTGAGAGCGGTATGACCAACGTAGAGGCTTACGCTATCGCTAGCACCGCCGCTTGCAATAAGTACGCTAGGGATCGTAGGCATCCTGCCCACCTGTGGCGCGACGTTCTCAAGTGTGACCTTGAGCATCGTAAGCTCGTTACGATCATGGAGGTCAAGAATGCTCTCAACATGCCACAGTTGGTTAGCGAAGATGCAGGTACGGAATGCTTCATCGACACGTACCGAGAGTGGGCTAGTAACAGTACGGACGCACCGCCACAGTACCACGAACTCGGTGCTGCAATCCTGCTTAGCTCCATCCTGGCAGACACCATCAAGATACCGACTAACTCAGCTACGCTGGTTCCTAACCTGTGGGGGCTTATCCTAGGTGACTCAAGCCTAGCCCGTAAGTCCACCAGCATGCGTATGGTTACTGACATCATTCACGATGTAGACGAGGACAGCATGCTTGCGACAGGTGGTACGGCTGAAGGTATTATGAGTGGTCTGGCGGCTAGACCTTACAAGGTCAGTCTCATGTATATGGATGAAGTCTCACGTTTGTTCGATGAGATCAATAGGAAGGATTACCTTGCAGGCTTTCCTGAAACGCTTACTCTGCTGTATGACAGTCCGGCGTTTCTTGCACGTATGTTGCGTAAGGACACGATCACTGTCACGCATCCTGTGTTCCTCTTCTTCGGAGGTGGTATCCGCGATAGGGTGTACGAACTCGTTAATGAGTCGTACGTCCTAAGCGGATTCTTACCACGTTTCCTCGTAGTGTCAGGTGAAGCCGACCTGTCACGTATGAGGCTTACAGGCCCACCGACCACAGAGAACCTCGCAGGAAGGAATGACATAGTAGAGAAGCTAACGGAACTGCACAACGAGTACGTCAAGTACGGCAACATGCTTGGTAACACGTTGACTGTTCCGATTAAGCAGGAAGCTCACCTAACGACGAAAGCCTGGGAACTCTTCAACATGATCGAGACAACGCTTACGCATGAAGCCAACAACTCAGCTATTAAAGAGCTGGCCGTGCCTACCTTCATTCGTATGGCGTTTAGCTGTCTCAAGCTCGGGGTACTGCTCGCAGCAGTTCGCCAGGTGCCGTCGAAGGATAACACGATTAAGGTGGAAGCCGATGACTTGGCTAACGCGGCACGTTATGTCCAACAGTGGGGTCACTACTCCGTAGAACTGCTCCACAATGCTGGCCGCACTCAGAGCGAACATCAGCTTCAGCGCATCTTGCGTGCTATCAAGTCTAAGCCTGGTATCAGCAAGTCCGAAATCATGCAGAACTACAAGCTGTGGGCTAGGGACGTAGACCCGATACTTGAGACTTTGATGCAACGCGGGGAAGTCCACGTTAAAAAGGAAGGAAGGGGTATTAGAGTATGGCCGGTGTAGACAAGGTGCCTGGTATGCGTAAGAACGGCCCACCTGTTATCGAAGAAGACGAGATTGAGAAGCTTTCAGGCCAAGAACTGATCGACGCTCTTAACGCTGAGATTGGTAACTGGAACCAGTCGGGCATGCATCCTCAAGCCGTCGATCACGATTTCTTCGCTATGGACGTTCAGCTCGGTACGGTGGTTCAGACGATGATCGACCTTGAATTGATCGACGTGGACGACTTCAACGATCGCTACCGGCGTAGGTTCCTTCGCAAGCTTACCACCATTCGTAGTGATACTGTCAAGCAGCGCATTACGGCTGGTGTGCCTGGTGTCGGCGACAGCGGTATTGTCATTGCGCGTTAGGCTAACACCCAATCAGGAGGCATTCACTATGCGTATCGAGATTCGCAGAAACAAGAGCTTGAATCCGTTTAACAGGTACTACTACGTTATCGTTGCTGCCAACGAGGAAGACCTATCAGTGAGCGAGCCTTACTTCAGCAAGTCTAATGCCATGCGCGCTGCTAACAGGGTTGCTAA